GACAGCATCAGCGTTGTTGCCCAGCTTCTTATATTCTTCTTGATAAGAAACCTCAGCCTGTTGCGCCTCAGCCCCAGCCATATCAACAAACTTACTGGCCAGCTCTTCAAACGCCGATTGGCTAATGCCATTCTGCTTTGCCCAATCCTTATAGGTATTGAACAGCTCATCATCTTCGGGGATGTTCGCCTCTTGAAAAGCACTAACGTCATACTCTTCCGGCGCTTTGTGTTTGCCTTGTGAAAATTTCTTTTGCAGCTCATTATAGCTCTTTACAAGGTTTTCTAAATCCGGCCCTTCGTCTTCATTCCAGAACTTTTCTGGATACCAGTCTGGCCGTTCAAACTCGGTTTCTTCACCCTCAGCCGCAACTGTTGTGCTTTCTAGTGTCGGCTCTGTATCGGGTTTAATGTGTGAGATACCTACATCTGCTTGCTGGTTGTCTTTGCTGTCTTCGCTTTCGATTTCAGCAGAGGCCATCAAGCCTTCGGGTTCATCATTCATAAGTGTCTAGCCCTCTTCATTCTGCGTTCGATTTCTCGAACTATGCTGTTTTGACCTTCTCTGGCGTAACCGTGTGAGGCTTCCTCACCGGGATACCAAGTCGGTTGCTCAATCGTTTGCGCCCTGAGATGTTCTAAAATCTGTTGACCATCTTCAGAACCAAACACGCGCAGATACAGACGATCCACATCATCTTGCATATCCGCAACGTCCTTACGCAACTCAGGCTCTACGTTCCTGAGCGCATCCCAACCTTCTACATCCATTTAGATAGCTCCCTCTGGCGGCAGGCCAGCACCCTCTGGCGGCATCTGCCCACCTTCTGCTGGCATCATGCCCTGCTGTTGTGCAGCGGCTTGTGCCATTTGCGCCGCCATCTCAGCGGCCTGTTGCCGCTCTTGCGGCGATGTACGCAAGTCAGCCGGTATCCCCAGCTTATCAGCAACGTAGTCTGGTATTGCAGTGGTGCGAACAGCGAGCTGGCCATCAGGGCCTAAGCTCGATGAGAGCTGAACCCACTGCATAATCTTCTCAATGTCGCCAAGGTTCTGAGCCTGAGCAATCGGGCTGACCGGTGTCACCTTAACCTCAAGGCCGTTCACCTTCAGCGGCATCTCAATCAATCCGCGCTCATCCATCACATATAGAATGCGTGAAATGAGCGGTATCATTGTTTCATTTATGAGGCGACCAAAGGCACTGCCTAAGTTGGTCGATAGCTCTTGCATCTTTGCAGACACCTCGGTGGCTGATCGAGCCGACATATTATCGGGCGGCAGGGTGTCATCCATCATAATCTTTTTAATGTTCATCCGCAGATCATTAATCACAATCTGGCTAACATTAAAATCACCAGTGCGCGGCAAGGCTCTCAGGCTTTCACCTTGTGGGCCACCGTTACGCGCAACCGGAATGATTGCGCCCGGTCTAATGCTTACCGCTTGTGGATTAAGCACACCATCGTCTGCCGCTGTATAGACACCAGCGATGCTGATGCTGGCATTCTTTAACAACAGCTCTAGCGTTTTGTTTAGCGTCTTGATGTCTGGGATAGCAGTGACTAGCGGCCCACGGCCGTAAACCTCACCGGCTACCTTCATATAACGCGCCACAACCCAAGGGCTGGACTTCATGCGGCGCATCAATAGCTGGTCTTTGCCTTCTGGCCAGATCACATAATAGCAGTAATCGCCTTGCTCAGGGTCATACATTGTGGCTTCCATCAGATCAATCTCACTGGTCGGATGCTCATCAATCAAACGCTGTAGGCGTTCTGATATCTCTGCGTCAGACCAATGTTGTTTGATGGCTTCTGCCTTCATACGCATCCGGCGGTAGATGTTGTCCACCTTGCCGTGTGCGCCTTCTTCAATAGCCACCAGATATTGCGGCACGGCGGTGAACCTAATAGGCGTGACCTCATCGCCGGGCTGGATCAGCATGACGGCAGTTCCTACTGCCAAGTCCATTAGAAATTCACCCATAGCCAGATCAAAGTTCGTTTGGCGCAACAACGCAAACATCTTCTCAGCGTAAATGTCCAAGGCTGATTGCGCTTCTAAGCGCCGCGCCTCTGGTATGTCACTGCCCGGCTCTAGGCGACACCAATTGGAATATGGCGGAAATAAGCCCGACTGAATGCGATTAGCAAAGCGCTGGGTGGAATTGATGGCGGTACTATCAAACACACGCGCCATTTTATTCTGGCCGGGCGATCCGCCACCTTCATAATAGCCGTCATATAGGTTACGCTGTGGCAGCGCGAACTCATAACAGTCTTCATAAATCTGCCGCCAGTTGTCTTTGCGGCGCTGTGCTATCTCATAGCGTTTAATAATCTGGGCTACGTCCATCATGATTTTTTATGCCTTTGTGCAAAGTTGCGAGCCGCTTCCTTAGAACCGAAGCCCCAAGCGCGTAGTGCTAGGCCAAGCCGTGTTGGCTTGCCGTCTTTCTTCTCAGCGCCAGACATGCCAGCAAACCGTGCGGCAAAAGACACGCGGCGCGGATTAGTGCCGGACTTGACAGGCCGCTTTAAGTTAGAACCCTCTTTGCGCTTGAAATACTTGCGCCCTGCCTCATTTAGGCCACCTTTCGGGTTCTGGTACTTTTTAGCTGGCATCAGCTTCTCGCGGCTCGCATGTTGTCAATAAGATTAGGATATGGACGACCAGCCTTTTTAGCTGCTCGCATTGCGGCTCGCTTCTTGGCTGGCGATAAACCCTTTGGCTTGCCTAAGCCTTTTGGGCGCTTTTTATCCCAGACCTGTTTCATTTCTTTTTTGCCATTTTAGTTTTCATAGACGCGCCAGCGACACGACCGCCAGTTTGCTTGGCATACTCCTTAGCCATTTTCATGCCTGCTTTCGTGTACGCAAATGTGCGCGTCTTACCATCCTTAGATACAACCTTTGGCATCATCCTACTCCTAATCTGGTTTTCTCTGCCCTTGCCGTCATTGTGTCGCTACGGCCTAGTTGACCGCCTTCCGATAACATTCTGTCCAAACTCATCAGCGGCCGGTTATCACCACGACCACCGCCAGCTCTTCTGCGTGATGCCGCTAGTTTTTCTTCGCGTGTTGCACCTGTAGGCGCGGCTGGCTTATCTTCAACCACCGGCTTTGGCGCTGGCGCTGATTTCTTTTTGCCTATAATGCCACCCATAGCTTTATCCTAACGTATCTTGCACACCAGTCTGTGGCGTGTCGCGTTCCATTGACAATAACATGCGCTGACCACCGACACGCCGAGCGCGTTGCCGCGATGCAATCTGGCGCATCTTTTGCTCTTCCTGTGCGTCTAGCCGCGCTTCCTGTCTTTCCTGAGCCGCCTTCAACTCAGGATCAGGCGCTGGCGGTTTTGGCGTTTTTAAAAATGACATCAGCCATACCTCGCTAACATTTCATGATCTGAGCCATCTGGCCCATAACCAACAAGTAAACCTTCACGCTGGAATTTTAGCGCATTTGCATACCTTATGGCAACCCCATCATTCACATTAACAGTTATCTGCATACGATGCAATTTCATCTCGCGCATCGCCTTGTCAAAATACCGCATCGCGCCGCGTAACATCTTAACGCCGTGACCCTCAACGACCGGCGTAGTCAGCATCCACGCCTCAGCCACGCCCGGCCACAACTTACACACACCAAAGAACAACGCCATCTGCCCACGATACAGCGCGGTGTGCGACCACTCTTCGGCGGTGTACAGCTTCAGCACGTCCACAAAGTTCGGTATATTGTCAAAGTAATTTTGTGTATGAAAACGTAGCTTGACATTCAGCGGATGCGCCCAATGGAACTTAACAAAACTTACATCTGGGCTATTGACTATGTCGCCAATGGGATTATGTTTATATGCATTCATATGTAAATCCTCCCCAACTGCCCCGGCTCGATGCCGGGGATTTTTTTATATCTCTTCTATTTCACTATCAACAACGTCACCAATCTCAATCAGATCGTACTCACCGCCCTCGCGCAGCTCACGCAGGGCGCTGTCATACGCATGATCAACATCATCAGCGCCAACAATGATCTCAACCACAACCTCAACTTTAAATCTTACGTTATATGTGTCTTGCATTTTACTCTCCCATTAAAAAACATCAAAATCCATATTGGCAACAGACTGCTTAAACTGCGCCTTGCCCAAGTAGTTCCTAGTCATAGCACGATGTTCACCGCCGCCCAACATTAAATAGCCATACGCATCACCAACGTGTGAATGCTCATTCTTGTTCGGCGCATCCTTAAATCGTTCCTGACCGCCGCCCATTGCCACACGTTTAAAGTGATAGCCACCAGCCAGTGACTTACGCACCTTGTGGCAGTTCTTGCCAACAATGACCCCCGGCTTGCCGTCAATCAATCTATTCATCGGCATTGCGCCAGCTTCACGCCGCACCATAAAATCATTTGATGCAGTCGGTTGCGCCTTCAGACCCAACGTCCTGAGATGATCAAACGCCGTCACCTCAAAGATTTCATCTCGCTTGACACCAGCCGGATCACCCCAGATCATCACATCATTCTTCGGGAAATGCGTCTGGATGTCAGCCATCAGATGATGACAGAACCGCTCTAGCCCCATATCGAACGCAACTAGCTCATGCACGACATGCCATCGACCATTCGGTAGTTTCTGCCCAAACACCGCCGCAGGCGTTAAACCAAAGTCAAGCCCGATATGCACCGGCAGCGCAGGCTCAATCTCAACATCACCCGACATCAAGCTATCACTAAACTCATGCCAAACCGGCTTGCCGTCTTGCACATACACATACTGCGCCCCAGCGTAACACTGTATCCAATCCAGCGTTTTACCGGCTAGCTGCTGTTCGTAATAACCTTTCGGCAGATTGTTGATATTCTCAGCCAGCGGATTGTTGATCCAATACTTGCTAGCCGCAAATATATTATCCTCATGCTCTTTCGTTCCCTCGATAACTCCGCCCGGCTGTTTGTAGAACTTCCAAGGGTACTTGCCCCTAATCGGATTTTTCTCAGCTAGGTTCGGCCACCAGTGGTCACTATCCATCGGGTTGGTACTCATCCACACACCACGCCAAGGACAACCGCCGTGCTTCTTGGTCGGATAACGACCAACCCTCGATGTCAACCCATCGACCACCGCCTTCGGTAACTCTCGCGCCTCATCAATAAAGCCGCCGGTCAATTCCAGAGACAACAGCTTACGCACATCACGCGGTTGGTCTAACGCCAGAAAGATCACCTCACAATCAAGCCCAGCCGCGCCATCACGCGGCGGTAGCTTGATGTGATGGGTGATCGGTGGCGACCAACGCATCTGACCCCAAGTGTTCTCCGGGAATATCTCTTGCCANGTCTTGATCGTNGTCGTCCTCAATTCCGGGTAGGAATTTCGTATCACCGCAAATCTGGTATACCTGATGCCATCTATAGGTGAAGGGGGTTGCTTGACAGCCCTCAGCATCACTTCCGCTAAGGAAGCAAATGTCTTGCCAGATCCGACTGGCCCCATCAATCCACGCACGAAGCTGTCGTCTTGCAAAAATTTCCATACCGTTGGACTTTCCGAAAAATCTAAGTTCAACCCGGTCAACGCCTCTGGCTTGACCTTACCTCGCCGGGCTGACCGATCAGTCGCCCTCTCAGCTCTCGCCATCATCACCCTCCGGCGTAAACACTATTACCATCTCAGTTGTAATGCGCTCGCGTTCCAATTCCAACATTACCTCACGACAATGGTTACAAATAATCTGTTGGCTACCCTCATAAACATAGCCTCGCGTATCTTTGCCGCA